GTTGTATGCTCTAGTGGCTTTGTTAGTACCTAGTTTTATATTAAGACATTTAACATCATTTTACAGGCACAGAATAAACCGCAACTTGGTTAAAATCATCATGAGAGAGGAAAAATGAAATGTCAAGTAAGAGAATACTCCTGACTGGTATTGGGGGCTTCATAGGTTCACATTGTTTGTCGCATCTATTAGTCAACACAGATTGGGAGATTGTCGGGATAGATAGCTGGCGGCATAAAGGAATTTCGGAGAGATTAACTCACAATGAACATTTTTTAAAACATATCAAGAGAGTCAATATTTACACACACGACTTGATTGCTCCTATATCTAGCGTCCTAAAGAGCAAGATTGGGAAGGTGGATTATATAATAAATTTCGCTTCAGAATCCCACGTTGACAGGTCAATCACAAACCCAGTTCCTTTTGTTAAGAATAACGTAGATATTGCTTTGAATATGCTTGAGTATGCGCGGGAGATAAACCCTGAAAAGTTTGTTCAAATCTCCACCGACGAGGTTTATGGTGCTACTGATGGAAAATATACTCATCCGGAATGGAGTGCTATTCTTCCTTCTAACCCGTATTCAGCTAGTAAGGCTTGTCAAGAAGCTATCGCTATAAGTTATTGGAGGACTTACGGGGTTCCGGTAATGATTACTAACATTATGAACACCGCCGGGGAGTATCAATCAAGCGAGAAGTATGTACCGATGGTTATTAAGAAGATTTTAAATGGGGAAAAAGTGCAAGTCCACGCCGATCCGAAAAGCGGAGAGCCAGGATCAAGATTTTGGCTTCACGCCCGGAATACGTCAGACGCGATATTGTTTATCTTAAAAAATGTAGATGTAAAGAAGTTTCCAGAGGTAGACAGGCCGGAGAGATTTAACATTGTAGGGGAGAAACAAATTTCTAATTTAGAAATCGCAAAGATGATCGCCGATGTTATGGGAAAAGATTTAGATTACGAGCTTGTTGACGCACACTCAAGCCGTCCGGGGCATGATCCTCACTATGGGCTGTGTGGTAAAAAGTTAGAGTCTTATGGTTATAAATTCCCCGTTAACCTTCATTCGTCGCTTGAGAAGATGGTCAAGTGGACGTTAAACAATAAGGAGTGGCTAGAATGAAAAGTCTAATGAAAGAAGCTAAGAGAATAGCTAAGCATTACGCTAAGCATTTCCGATGGGCTAGGGAAACACGAGAGGAAATAGACTATAAGGACGTTTTGTATAACGGCGCGCGCCGGGGAAGAAGAAAGAAGTTAGTATGAGATACGAGTTATCAGTCACCATCCCTGAAAAGCAGTGGAGGAAGATATTCGAAAAAAACTTCCCTGATAGGGCAAAGATAATCGCTGAATATTTTTTTATTCTTACCGACACTTACGGGGTATCAGAGAGGGCGGCGAAAGAAAAGATGGCAGAGATATTCAAACTAATGGAAGAAGGACACGATGTCATTCTAAGGTGTCCTAAAGGGTGGAAGTGGCCGGAGGAAGTTCCGAGGGAGGTGGTTCAATAGATGCCATATAAAGATAAAGAAGTACAAAGAGAATATTTTAGATTAAGGAACAAACGTAGATATAATAATAAATGTTTAGATTGTGGGGATGTTTGCCATGAAACATCTTCTAGATGTAAGCCGTGTTCAAAGTTAAAGAAATATAGAAATCCAAGTGTTAGGCAAAAGGGTTGGGCGAAGAAGATTAATGGTGTTTATCTTCAACGCATCGCTACTCGAATTAGGGATTTGGTTGAGTATTCCGAATGGCGTTTAAAAGTATTTCGCAGAGACAGGTTTGTTTGTCAGATGTGTTTGGAGTCTGGAAAAGTATTAAATGCACATCATGTTGTAAGAATGAAAAGGATTTTAGTTGATGAAGGGATTGATACTATTGCTAAAGCGATTTCTTGTTCTTTGCTTTGGGATATTAATAATGGAGTTACTTTGTGTCATTCGTGCCATAAGAAAGTTCATAAATTATGAGAATATTATTTAAAGACAGCCCTTATCATTCTCAGCGTCAATATGAGAAGCCGGTTTGGATTTATCCGGCTCATCTTGCGATGTTTGCGACGCTCCTTAGAGATAAAGGGAATGAAGTTGTTTGGTTTGGTGAAGATGATGGTAAGTTTGATAGGATTATTAAATCTGATCGAGAGATAGATGTTGATTTTGATAAACTGCCGATACCTGACAGGAAATTTACTAATTCAATGAATCCTAAATATCTTTCTTATGGAAATTATAAATATTTTCCAGGTAGTCATCTTTTATCCTCTAACCTTTGCTGGTGGGCCGGGGCAAAGGGGTGTACCTTTTGTGTGGATTCTTTGAGGATCATTGAAAATGAGAAACGAGGGCTTAGGACAGTAGATCATGTTTTAACTGAGATTGAAGATTGCGTTAAGTTAGGGCATAAGGAGTTGTTTGATGATGCTGGAACAATACCGATAAATGAGTGGTTGAATGAATTATGCAGAAAAATGATAGATACCGGACTAAATAAAAAGATTGTATTGGGGTGTAATCTTAAACCGATTAAACAGGATTTCAAATTAATGAGAGAAGCTGGATTTAGGTTCATATTGGTAGGCATTGAATCTGCCAATCAAAATACTATTAACAAGATTCAGAAAGGGCAACGAGCAGATAAAGTTATTGAGAACATAAAGGCGATGTCAGATGCAGGACTGGATCCTCACGGAACCTTCATGTGTGGCTACCCTTGGGAGACGCCGGAAGAAGAAAAGAACACGATAGAGCTTTGCCACTACCTTCTTAAAAAAGGGTATCTCAAAACAGCGCAGGCAAGCGTATATTCCCCACCCAGGACACAGCCAGATCCAAATTCCCCAGGCCATAAGTACGTTCCTAGGTTTTTCGACGCATACAGAAGTCCTGAGTTTTGGTTTCATAAAGTAAAAGACATTAAACGATGGGAAGATTTTACCTACCTTCTTCGCGGGGGTAGGCTAGTACTGGAGGAGAAAGTGAGAAAGTTTTGTTTGAAAAAGTCTGTATCATCCTGTTAGTAAACTTATGTTTCTACTTAAAATGTCTCGGATTTAAATACGTATCAGACGACATTCCTTCCGCAAACCGCAAAGAAACTCACCCTAAGTGGAAGTATTGGCTTCTAGTCCTAGAAGGCCATTTAAAAAGCAATCCTGTAATTGATCACGCCATCACCATAGTTTTACACTCCTTAGTTTGTGCTTTTATTTATATAGGATTCGGGGCTAACGACGTGTCTTTTCTAGCTGCCTTACTTTTCTCTTTCAATCCTATCAACAATCAAGGTTCGGTTTGGATTTCAGGGAGAGGGTACGTTTTGTCCACATTAGGAATGGTGGGGGCGATGAGTATGCCTTTGCTGGCTCCGGCTTGGATCTTGCTAGCCTGTTACTCAAACGCCGGGTTCCTGGCTCCGCTTGTATTCCTAGGATCAGACTATTCCTGGTTCCTTCTGTTTATGCCTCTCATTTGGGGGTTTTATTGGAAAAGATTTAAAAATAATGTACAGAACAAAATCAGCCAGGAGATGTATACCGAGGACAGGAAGATTCACATATCAAAACTTATCCTCTTTATTAAGACCGCTTCGTTCTACTTCATCCACTCGATCATCCCGATCAAGACGACCTTTTATCACTCGTATATGCAGAGTATGGCCGGCGCGGGAAAAGAAAAAGCCTATTCACTTAGAGACAGATTCTTTTGGTTAGGTCTTGTGATCTTCGGGTGGATGATCTGGTATTGGACTACACAACCTTGGACTATGGCTTCATTCGGACTTTTGTGGTGGCTTATCACTCTGGCTCCTTTCTGTAATCTGTTTAGGTTACAGCAGGAGATTGCTGAGAGATATTGCTACCTTCCAAACGCCGGATTGATGGTAGCCTTAGCGTCTTTTTTGTTGGCTTCGCCAATATGGTCGGCTGTATTTATCACAATGTACGCAACTAAGATGTGGTTTTGGATGGACGCTTTTCAGGACGATTACTACACTGTTGAGGCATCTTGTATAGCCTCTCCCAACTCTTGGTTTGTCTGGCACGTCCGCGCGATGAAAAGATGGGGGAATCAATCTTATCAAGAAGCTCTTATCATGTGGACTATGGCTCGGTTAATCAGCCCGAAAGAGTTTAAGATACTATTTAACATCGCCTCAGCTTTAAAACTAGGTAAACACGATAAAGAAGCAGAGCAGTTTATCAAGCAAGCCGAGGAGAACATCCCGGCCGGACAAGAAAAACAAGCCAACGAGTTAATCGAAGGTTGGAAGAAAGGTAATATCGTAGTCCTCTTATGAAACTATCCATCCTAATCCCTAGCCGCGATGAACCCAAGATACACGAAATGGTCAAGGAGGTTGAGAGAGAGTTCCCCGAAGCACACCAGATCATAGTCTGTAACGACTCACTTGGAAAGGGGAAGGGTTGGGCGGTAAGAGAGGCTTTAAGTCAATGCACCGGGGACACGATCTGCTTCATAGATGGTGATTTGGACATCCACCCGCGGATGATACATAGGCTTCTGCCTTTCCTGAAGGACTATGACATCGTGGTTGGGAAGAAGCAGGTTAGGGGATCACTTGGGCGCAGGCTATTAACTAAATGTAGCAGATTATATATCAAATGGCTGTTTGGTATCACAAATGATACACAGACTGGGATTAAACTATTCAAATACTACTCACTCCTCCCTTGGGAAAGCAGTTCGTACATATTCGACCTTGAGATACTCTACAAGGCCCGGATGAAAGGTTTACAAATAATCGAAGTTCCTGTTGAAGTAACCGACCACGGTTCCACAGCCAAGCCTATGAGGTTATTCAATGTGTTCAGGAGTTTCGTTGAGTCTTTTAAACTAAGGTTAAAACTAAGGGGGTAAGAATGGACATCGAGTTCAAAGATGGGAATATCGTAGCAACTAAGACAAGTGTCAGCGAGATTATTACCTATTTAGGTGAGCTTTATGACGGCACTTGGCGGCAACAGGCTCAAATAATCGTTAAACTTAAAGGAACGGTCGGGGCCGGGGAAGTAACAAAGTTTTTAAACGATCACTTCGTCAAAGGCAATCAGGGCGACTCAACGGACGAATTAAAGATCGAAAACGACCTTGTGTATATACCTTATCGTTTTGTTAAGGGTTACTTCTCAGGCAGTGTCACGATGAAAATGGAGTCAGATCAACTGTCTTATTTTATGGACGTACTAGGCGACCTTCGCCCGCTATACAAAGAAGGGGACGCTTATCAAGGATGGGTCATTAAACATCCATATCATTATTGGTGGTATAAATAACCAATGCACCTGATCTCTCATTCACATACAGAGGTCACTGTCACTAAGTACACCAGGGCTTGTCCGTACTGCAAGACCCGCCCAAGAAAAAGAGTCACGTGCGGACACCCTGGCTGTCAATACCTACACCATCTTCTCTACGAACGCAAACAACGCAAGACAGATAGAAAATGCCCCTCGATCACGGTTTCGACCACCCACATCCTCTCCCGTTAGAATGCCAATATTTATTTACAAATAACCTTATTTATACAATAAGGGATGTAGATAGTAAAACTGACTTCTTCTTATGGGGAAACTATGCCCTTCGTTAAAGGTGATCCAAACATAAATCGTAAAGGCAGACCTAAGAACGCCGAACCTGATCTGCTTCGTGCCGCGCTAGAAAAAGAAGGAACACGCCGAGGAGAGAACTTTTGGGATAAGGTTGCCGAGTACGCTTTCAGAGATAAAAACATAATGATCGCGGTTATGAAGAAGTTCGTGCCTGATTCAACAATCTCAACAATAGATGGGGAAGTTAATTTTGTAAGTATGCCGTCGGTAATCATGGACGGTCAAGCACAGGAGCTTAACATTGGTTCAAATGATCCTGCCGGCTCTGCTGGACGTGCCGGAGAAGCTACTCCCGATAATCCAACGAATTAACGACTTTCGATACTTTCTAATCGAAGGCGGCCGCGGTGGTGGTAAGTCACAAACCATCGGGCGTATCTTTCTTTATTTAGCTGAACATAAATCTTTAAGAATGGTATGCGGTCGTGAAACGCAGAACAGTATCAATGAATCTGTTTATTCCCTCTTGGCTGATATTGTACGCAGCAACAATTTATATTTCGACATCGGAGCCTCAAAGATAACTCACCGAGGCACACAGACAACGATTAACTTTAGAGGTTTCAGAGAACAAGGCTCTTTCAACATTCAGGGTATGGAAGGGGTTGACGTTCTTTGGATAGATGAGGCACAGGCGATCACTAAGCAAACGCTGGACGTACTCATCCCGACCATTCGTAAAGACAAGGCAAAGATATTCTTCACGATGAACCGCCACGTCCACAACGATCCGGTGTTCGAGAAGTTCCGCGACAGAAGCGATTGCTTACATATCAAGATCAATTATGACGACAACAAACACTGCACCGCCGCCCTCAAGAGAGAAGCCGAAGAATGTAAGAAAAAGAGTTTAGAGGATTACGAGCATATCTGGTTAGGTGAGCCTTTAGCACGTGCTGAGGATTGTGTTTTCGGACACGATGAGCTTTTTTCCTGTAAGACCAATGTATACCCACTAAGGGAATCGTACGGCTACAGAATCGCTGGATTTGATATTGCTCGGTACGGGGATGATAAGTGTGCGTGTGTTATCTTGCAACAGAACGGTTCTTTGCATTGGGAAGTTATCTTCGCCGATCAATGGCAACATAAAGATTTGAATTACACCACAGGGCGTATTCTAACCACAGCCGCGGAGAATAAAGTTGATAAGTGCATCATTGACGAGGACGGGATAGGCTCAGGGCCGCTAGATAATTTGAGTAAAGGGAGAGGGATGGATAATTTCGTAGGTTTCCGCAATCCTTCCATAGGCTACTCAGACAACAAAGAGTACGCCAATCCTAGAACCTTAAACACTTACAAGCTCAAAGATATGATCTTAAAGGGGCATATTCACATCCCCGATGAAACTATCCTTCATGAGTTGGAGGAAGCGTTCAGATACACCTTCGATCATAACCAGAGAAAGATTCTAATATCCAAAGAGATTATGCGAAGCAAGTTCAAGGTCAAGAGTCCTAACCTTGCAGACGCTTTGATTATGGCCGTTTCGTTGGTTGGAGAGGTTAAGGCTCAACAGGACAATCGTTTCGTGCGGCATCCGCAGTATGTGAAGGAGGATAGCTTATTCTCAGTTGCGGGGGTGAGATGAGCGAGGTCGCTGAGTACCTGATGGTTAATTACTATTCAAGGTATAAGGGGCCGCGGAATGACATAGTTCCAAATAAGAACGATCTCATTCAAGCGTTAGAGAATAACCGGGATAAGGTAATCGTAGTCCGGGACGAGCATATTGAAGGGGTGGCGATATTTGTAAACATTACAGATGAGTTCTACGCCCTGTTGAAAGATTTAGACATAACAAGGTTTGACATCTTAAAGAACCTTTTAACTCAAGACGGCCCGAACGTACACTTTGTCCTCTTATGCGCGAATGGTTATAGAACGATAATGACAGGGATTAAACATATAAAGAAATTAAAGAATCCGAGAACGATCTCGTGGTGGTCGCCGGATTTAAGCCAATTACACGAATACAAAGTGGGAGGATGATATGGGATTTTTAGCGGCTTTAGTTCCGGCATTAACGGCAGGGGCGGCGATTGCTGGAACAGTAGCGACAATTCAATCGAACAAGGCAGCGGCTAAGTCAGCTAATAACGCAGCTAACGACGCGGCAGCAAGAAACGCAGCGGCTATTCAGTCAGTTAAAGACTCACAGTCGAACGCCTCTAATCAGGCGGATAAGGTTATTAAAGCTAAACGCGCCAACGCTACACAAACAGTTTACTCATCCCCTCTAGGAATAGCTGGCACAGCAGGGATAGCCCGCAAGACTTTACTAGGGCAATAGGAGATTTATGGCTGTAATCATGGGTGGAGCACCTAAAACAGAAACATCAGAACCGAGAGTTAAACAACTGCTTGAGTTCTATCAAAGACTTAAAGGGGATAGGTCTAATTTCGAGAGCTATTGGCAATCCCTACACGACTACTTCTATTTGGAATCACCTGACATCCAGAGCCAAACCCATCCGGGGAATGAGCTAAGGTCTGACTTCTTGTGGGACTCGACCACTCTTGAGGCAGGGGATGTTCTAGCTTCGGGATTTATGAATTACCTAACGCCGCCTACTTCCAAGTGGTTCAGCTTGCGACACCGTTCGCCGGCCCACAAAGACAACAAGAACGTCCAGAGTTACTTTGACGACGTGGCGGCAGAATGTTTACTTACCCTCAACCGGTCTAACTTCTACGATCAGATGTTCGGTTCATATAAAGGGTCTGGTGTTTACGGAACAAGCTGTTTAATCGAGGATGAGGATGTTCAAGACGATGCAAGATTTACGACTTTACCAATTAAGAACGTGTGTCTGGTCGAGGACGGGCGAGGGAAGATAGTCGAATACTTTATCGAGTTTGAGTATACCGCTAGACAAGCCGCGGATAGATGGGGTATTGAGAAGCTCTCAACTGAAATGCAGGAAGAAGTCAAGGCAGAGCAAAGACAAGATAAGAAGCATCCGTTCCTTTTATTCATTGGGCGCAGGCATCGGTTGGATATAAGAAAGACGGATAAAAAGAATTTGCCTATCGAGGCTTTATGGATAGACGTTCAGGGTAAAAAGACAATGGATGAGGGTGGGTATAACGAGTTTCCTGCCTTTTGTCACCGGTTCGATAAAAGACCTTTCGTGCCTTGGGGGTACTCTCCGGCTATGAAAGCCTTGCCTTTTGCCAGAATCCTAAATGCCACGGCTAAGACTAATCTCCGGTCAATGATGAAACACACAGACCCGGCGATAGCTGTGCCTGACAACGCTTTCATTATGCCTTTCAATGGGAATCCGAGAGCGATCAATTACTACAACAAGCAGAAGATGGATGGGAAAGATTTGATTACTGTAGGGAACACAGGCAATCCAGAGGTCGGAATGAACGCTGTTGAGTATTACTCACAGAAGGTTCGGGCGGTGATGTTTAATGACGTGTTCTTAGCTTTCAATAACGTCACGAAGCAGATGAACAATCCAGAGGTAATGGAACGCATTAACGAGAAGATGACTCTCTTAGGGCCTGCTGTAGGTAGGTATATCGCTGAGATGCTTAATCCTATCATCATTCGAACGATTGGTATTCTCGCTAGACGAGGGAGATTACCTAACCCGCCGGATGAGATTATGCAAGACCCGAATTATGAGATTGATTTTATATCACAGTTAGCCCAGGCACAGCGTAGAAGCGAGCTTAACGCGTTAATGACAGGTCTTTCAGTAGTCGGACAGGTGGCTCAGTTCATGCCTGAAGCCTTAGATAAGGTTGATGCGGATAAGGTGATTGATGAAACGTGGGCGGTTGTAGGCGCACCGGCTAAGGTTTTAAGAGATGACGGAGAGGTTCAAGCTATCCGAGAAGCTAAGGGACGCGCGGCACAGCAACAAATGTCAATGCAGTTAGCCCAACAGGGTGCTGATGTGGTTGAGCGCGGGTCGAAGGTTGATCTGAATATGGCCAAGGCACAGAAGGAATCAGAGAGTGATAGTTGATTGGCCTGATATATCGAAAGAGGACACAGAGAAAATAACGATGGGTAGGGTTAGGCCGTCGTTCACTATGTTTTTAAATAATATGACAATGGCTCCGAATGATTATAACTGTCTTGAGATTGGCACATCAACAGGGGTAAATGCTTTAACTATGTTGAAAGTTGATTTTATTAATCTGACTGTCATTGATCCATATTTAGATAATCAGCACGAAGAAACGATTATGAGAAATAGGTTAAAACCTTATGCCGATCGAGTAACGATTATTAAAGACACGTCTAATAATGCTGTGGATTTATTTAAAGATCATGAGTTTGACTATATTTATATTGACGGGCGACATGATTATCAAGGGGTTATGGAGGACTTAGAGAATTGGTTCCCAAAATTAAAACCAACAGGATTGTTTGCTGGCCATGATTTTAACCTTGAAGGAGTATTTACAGCTGTAAATGATTTTATGATTAAGAAAGACAAAAAGGTTTATGGCGTGGTTCAGCTCGGGAGCCAGAAAGTTCCAAGATGTTGGAATTTAGAACAATGTTGTGATTGGTGGGCGTGGGCATGATTGATCTTAAAGACCTAGAGCAAGTCCGTGGGTTGAAGTCGAACCTTCATGCTACGTTCGAAAGCCCTCAAGGAAAAGAAGCCTTAGAGTTTATGAAACAGTTAGGTGGTTGGTACCCGACAGTATTTGATTCATTTGATACCAATGAAATCATCGCCAGGGACGCGAATAGACGGTTGTTAGGAACGATCAGGACAATTTTAGAATTAACGCCAGAGCAAATTGTTGCTTTAGCAAACCAAGGAGAATGAAATGGAGAACGTTACTGCCCCTATGGACAACAGTACCGCCCAGGATGGAAGTCAAGGGACGACATCAGTAATCGCGGCCGGTCAAGAAACAACAACGACAACAACTACGCCTACAGTACCAACAAGCTGGAAAGCTAGTGTAAACACAGATTTGAGGAACAGTCCTCTGTTACAGAAGTTTGATGATACGCCGGAAGGACTGAATAAGGCTTTAGAGAGCCATGTCAATCTTGAAAAACTCTTAGGACACGAGAAAGTTCCTATTCCTAAAGACGTAAATGATACCGAAGGGTGGAATAGATTTAGTAAGGCGATGGGTATTCCCGATAAGGCAGATGGGTACAAGTTAGCTGACGCTAAAATGCCTGATTCTATGAAGGGAATGACGATTGATAAGAATAAGTTTGCAGAGGTCGTCCATGCTCACAAGCTGACACCGTCCCAAGCACAAGGTCTTTGGAAGGTCTATAACGAGATCAACATGGAGTCTTACAACAAAGCCATGAAAGAGCATGAAGGGAAGATGGTTGATACAGTTAATCGCCTCAAGGGTGAGTGGGGTGACGCGTATGAAACCAATGTTGAGTTAGGGCAGACTGTTATCAATAAGTTCTCAGACGACCAAGAGATGAACGATTATCTTACTGCGACACTTTCCCAAGACCCAAGAGGGGTTAAGTTCTTGGCTAAGATCGGAGATCAGTTCGCCGAGAATAAGATCGGTGAGTTTTCAATGAAGAAGTTTTCTTTGGGGCCTGAACAGGCTATGCAAGAGATTCAGAAGATAGTCAAAGACCCAAAGCATCCATATAACGACCGGCTAGCCGACGAGAAAGAGCATCAAGCTGCCGTGGACTATGTCAATTCGCTTTACCAAACAGTAAACAGACCGGCACGATAAGCGAAAGCCCGTGTGGGTTTGTGCAGGGAAATCCGACAAGCGTAATGGCCCGGATGTAGTAAAGATGCAAAGAGTCGCCCCGCAAGGATAAGCTCAACTCGCGCATAAGGTAAAATTCAACACTTATCACAAGGGGAATTTAAGAGAAAGTGGCTAGACCAAGCTTAAAGCCGTGGAGTATCTTAAATAAAAAATTATGGCCGATACACAGAATGTGATTTACGGGCAAGCGTACAGCCAGAATATTATGCAGTTGGCTCAGCAGAAATATTCAAAGCTGGCGAACACGGTTTATATGAAACCGAATGTTCGTGGTAAGACCTTTTTCCAAGACCAGATCGGTGAGTGGTCAATGGAAGTTAAAGGTAGCAGAAACACACAAACACCGAACAACGATCCGACTTTATCTCGACGTATGGGAGTTATGGTTGATTACCATGATAACCGTTTGTTGGATCGTGGGGATGAATTAAAGAGTATTTCTGATCCTCGCAGTGCCTACACAATCGCCGCAGCCACAGCATTGGGCCGCAAGATTGATGAGGTTATCATCACAGCTGCAATCAACTCAGCTGCCGCAGGGGAAACCGGTACGACGACTGTTACTCAGGGAAACATTATCCTGGCAACAGCTTCTTCAATGACACTTGCTCGCATCATCGCTGTCAAACAGCAGATGGATGAACAAGATGTTGAAATGGAAGATCGTTTCTTCGTAGTGAAGCCTGCCGTTCTTGACAACCTGTTAAACCAGACGACTGCAACGTCATCTGATTACAACAGCGTCAAGGCATTGATCCGCGGTGAAATTGATACATGGATGGGATTCAAATGGATCGCCTCCACACGTATCGCAGCCATCTCATCTTCAACTTTGTTAGGTGTGGCTTATCAGCGTTATGGTCTTTGCGCGGCTATGGGAGCTTCTCCTTTAGTCCGTACTGACGAACGCGCTGACTTAAGCTATAGCTGGCAAGTTTACTATGAATTGAATGTCGGCTGTGTCCGTTTAGAAGAAGATCGAGTTGTTGTACTTAACGAAGGTTAATCTGCTATAGGCGAAGGAGCTTAAAATGGCAAAATCAGCAAATGTTACAAAGTACGATGCCGGCGGTACAGGGGATAATATTATTGCCGACGGTTTTATCAAAACAGTTGAAAAGGTGTGGATTGATACCTATACCTTTTCTTCTTCAGCAACAATCGGGGTGGGGACTATCGTTGACTGTGCCAAGATTCCCGCTGGAAAGAAAGTAACGGACATCACGGTTTGGGGTTTATCTCCTACCCAGATTTCCGCTACGTCTACCAACGCGGTTTCAATCGGCGCACGATACGGTTCAACGACAACGACAAACGCCACTCAGTTCTTAGGAGCTACGACTTTAGGGACTGTGACGTTTGAGAACATTCCGTTGCGTGCAAGATCAGGGATCGGGGTTGAATGTACATCTTCAACACATACGATCTTCCTGCACTTCACCGGTGCTAATCCTTCCATCACAGGCGGGACGATCACAACGGTTGTAAAGTACACCTAAAAGCATGGGGCGAACGCTGTCTTTCTTAAAGAGGCAGTCAGTAGCCCCTCTTTATAAGGAGCCACATGGCGGCATCCAAGACGAGTATTATCAATAAAGCATTAACCTTAGTCGGGGCATTAGCAGTCACGTCTATCGACGATGATTCGCAAAATGCCAGGACAGTAAGGAAGATTTACGAGATAGATTTAAGGTCTATTCTGTCTGAGTGTAAGTGGAATTTCGCAACGAAAAGACTTTTACTCTCTCTCTCCGCGGACACGCTTGACTGGTACGACACGGGGGAGGGGGTTGTGTATGTACGTCCTACCGACATAATTAAAATCTTCGAAACAAATAACGTAAAAGCAAGATGGCGAGAGGAAGGGGATTATATCATCTCCGACACCTCAGAGCTAGGGATTCGTTATGTGTATTTCCACGACGATCCGGCTAAGTACCCAGGATTATTCGTTGACGCTTTCGTAGATAAGTTAGCTTCTAGCTTTGCTTATGAGATCGTCAATTCAGCCACATTGGGAGAGAGGTATTTAACAAAGTATGAAAATATCAGCTTACCGAAAGCTACGAGTGCTAATTCGCAAGTTGGGTATCAACAAACAATTATTGATGATGCCTGGGAATTATCTAAATACCATAACAACGCAACGGAAGCGTAAATATGCCTAAGCCTCCATTAACGGTGGGCGTTGATACGGCCCCGATTACATTGTATGCGAAGAAGGATTTAGATTCTGCGTTTGCTGAGGCAGTAAAAGCGACTGATGGGAATATCTTAATGGTAGCGGGTGGGTTGGTTCCACCGGGGTATGATTACATCTCTTTATCTCCGGCAAGCCAGCCGACGACGATCGTGTTTAAACAGGGAGGATCAGGCGGGACGGTGCTTTCGACTTTGACGATAGCTTACAGTGGTAGTGACATCAGCAGCGTGACTAGGACATGATTAAGAAACTAATCTTTAACCCTTTAACGTCTAACTTTGATTTCATATCAAACATCCCACAGCTTGACGCTGATCCGGCTTCACCTAACGCGGAAGATGTTTGGGTTTTAAGAACAACAGGTGCGGTTTCAGGTGGTGGGACGATCAAGGGATGGATAGGGTTAGGGAGTACACCGATACTCAGCCCAGGCTCAGGCGGGGCATCAACATACGCATTAAAATATAGAACACAAGAAGGAACAACAGTAGGGGTAGCATTATCATAGGAGGCAATAGTGGCAACTTCACATATTTCGCTTGATACTGGTTCGACGCTAAGAACAGCGACGCATACCATAACAGAAGATGCGGCAACAAAACATATCCCAAGAAGTGTTTTAAATGATTCGGCAGGCGCGGATCACGGGGTAGCTGCTAATCCTCTCTATGTAATACCTTCCGGTGGGGTGACTACCATTTCCGGGGTTGTGACTGTGACAGGTTCTACGGTTATCGTTTCAATGCCGGCGATCACGGGGTCAACGTCGGTTGTCAATACAGTCGCAATTACAGGTAATGTGACGGCCATAGGGACAACGATTGTCGGGACAACATCGACTTTAGTATTAAATGTGCAAGGAGCCACAGGTGGGATTCCGCTTAGCGTAACAGGTTCGACTGTTATCGTATCAATGCCAGCTATTACTGGTTCGACTTCTGTTGTGAATACTGTGACGATTACCGGATCAACCACAGTTGTCGGGACAGTTGCTATTACAGGTTCGACAGCTATCGTTGCCGCCTTACCGGCAGGGACAAATAATATCGGTGACGTAGACGTTCTTTCTATGCCGACAGTCACCATTACGGGTTCAACGACTATCGTCGGTACGGTTACGATTACAGGGTCAACGACTCTCGTCGGGACTTCAACGATCACAGGTTCGACTTCAGTGGTTAATACGGTCACAGTCACGGGGAACACGACTCTGGTTCACGTAGGATTCCCGAATAAAGCGAGTGTGGTAGCTGAGGTCACGACCGCAGGGACTACGACTCTCATTCCTTCCCACGCTACTCTTTGCATTTACTTAACTGATCTGGTTGTGAGTAACGGGGCCGCGGCAGGAAGTGTGAAGTTTGGGGAAACGAATACCACAACTCAATCAAATGTCAAGATCGGTTCATTATATTTCGCGGTCAACGGTGGGTGCGTGTTTCCAATTATAAACCCGATAAAGTGTTCGGCTACGACTCCGCTTGTGATGACAGCGGTTTCTTGCACGACTTTAAGCGCAACAGCAACTTACTATTACGCAGCATAAAGATAATCTAATTCAATGACGTATATAGCATTTACAGGAGAGATATGGCAAAACAAATAATCATTTTAGAAAGAACAGACGAACCCAGTGATATGAATTTCAATGTGGTGTTTTGGCTTTCTGTGCCGGCGAGCAGACAGGCCTTTTACGCTGATGTAAATAAGGTGAGTAAGTACAAGGACGTAAGCGCGCAAGAATTACAAGACATTAAAGATGG